GCTGAGGTTTTTAAGCTCATCGGCCATTTTCACCACAGTATCACGGGCAAGGTTGGTGGTTTTTTCAACCTTAGTAATAGCGGCTTCTAACTCACCGTAGTTTTCAACACCACTTTTTACCGTTTGCACCGCCTGCTGTGCCGACAGCAATACCGCATAAGCCTTAGCCAGCGTGCTCACCGCCTTGGTGGTGAGGTCAGTTTGCGCGTTGGCAACCTTGGCCGAGTTTTTAGACTCAACCAATAACCTATCGTGCTGCGCTAATTTATCGTTAACCCCTTTAAGCGCGGCTTCTGCGCCAGCTTGTTTGGTTTTTAATTCTTGGCTGGCATCGCCCAGCTTACCCATATCAATGCCGGCTTTATTCAGCACAGCTTGCTGTTTATCTAATTGCGCTTTATTGCTGCCAAGGCTTCTGCCAAGGTTAGTTAGCTCATTGCTGGCCGTTTTAACTTTAAGTGCATATTCGGCTTTATTACGGCCAGCCTTTTCAACTTCGCTACCTAAGCGCGTTAATTCGCTACGTTCTTGCTCAAGCTCGTTTGCCAACTTGGTCGCACTGGTGGCGGTATTTTTTTGCGCCGCTTCAAGCTGCTGCAAATCGGTTTTAGCCGCGGATAATGCCTTTGCTTGTGCTTGGCTGGCCTGTGCACCTTTATTTTGAGTCGTGGTTAAACGCTCAACTTCGGCGCGAGCGGAGGCAAGTTGGCTATCATAGCTAGCCAACTGCGCCGCAGTTTGGCTGTATTCAGTTTCAAGCTTAGCCGTTGAGGCAGCCGCATCTTGCTGCGATTTATCAAGGTTTTTTGCCTCTGTATTAGCCTGCTTCTGCTCTTGCTTTAACTTATCGAGCGCTTGGGCGTTATCAACATAGGCACGTTCACCCTTATTGATAGACTCGGTAAGCGAATCGATCGCCTTAATAGCCTCTTGCTGGCGTTTTAAATCATCAAGTTGCTCATTGAGCTTTTCGCTTTCGCGCCCCAACTCCTGCAACGCTTGCTCAGACTTTTTGGCCTCAGCAGAAAACAGATCTTTGCCTTGAATAATTAAATTCACTTCTTGGTCTTTAAAGCTCATTTATTATCCTTATATCGTAGAAATAAAACACACGCGCACGAAAACGCCTGTGATCGAAATGTCTCGACCACAACCAATTAGTTTGTAAACTCAGGGATTAGGTGGGTTGGATAAGGCACATAATGGTGGCCGTTTCCTGTGGCGGTAGTTTCAACCGTATTCACCCCACCGCTTTAAATCAGTTAACTGATAAGTAAAATTGACAAACGCGCCTTGGCGGGGCGATACTATTTCGGCATTGGCAAAATCCAATGCCGGGTTTCGCACCCCGCAGTATCACAGGCGCAATCATGTCGCCAGCCTAGTGCTGGTTTTTTATTGCGTGACTCGGCGCACCTCTACTATGGTGAGCTGGGTGGGGCAACCTTCGGGTTGGCCGTTCCTGTGACGGTAGTGCGAACCCTGCTCAGCTCATCACCAATTGATTCGCACTAGTTGGTGATGATTACTCACGATCACAGGAGTGTCACCCATGAACCTACAACAGTCTAAAAACACCCCCGCGCAACTGGTATTTATTAACGGCCAGCAAACTATTACCACTTCACTGATTGTCGCCGACTACTTTGGCAAGCAACATAAAGATGTATTACGCAAAATTGACGGTATTCTAGTCGATGCCCCAAGGGAATTTACGTCAGCGCATTTTTGCGCCAACGTGCAAAATCAACAAGTTGGCACTGCAACACGCGATTTAAAGTGTTATCAATTGACCAAAGACGGCTTTATGTTTTTAGTCATGGGATTTACGGGTGCCAAAGCCGCCGAACTGAAGATCAACTTCATTAATGCCTTTAACGAAGCCCAAGCCCGCCTCTCCCGCACCCAAAGCCCGTTTGAACGTCAACGCATGTTATTTACATGGGAAGGCGGTAAAATTGTCAGCTCGCAGCCCATCGATGATGATCAGTTTGTCACTCGGCGCGATAAGCTGGTCAACTATATCCGCGAACCACGCTTTTTATCCCTTGAGCAGTTAATCGAAATTAGCGAAGCCGCTAACCAACAAATCGCCTGTATCGCGCGTATTGGCCGCGAGCAAGCACGGTTAAGCTAAAAAGCAAAGCGTTGTTATTGCTTTGGTTTTTAACCTAGCAGAAAGGCCCACAGTATTGAATAAATGCTGTGAGCCTTTTGTTTGAGGCAGGTTATGCTGCGCTACGGACGAAGAACTTAGACTTACCCGTGGCAACGATTGAGCTGTCAGCGAGTACAGCGCCTTCAATATCGAAGCTACCGTAATCGGTACCGATCAAGTCTAAGCCTGATGTGGGTGTGGGCTTCCACTTATAAAACTTCAGCATCCACGGTTTACCGGTTGAGTCGTTAATACCGTCAACAACCACACTGACCGTTTTGCCTGATTCCGTTAATGCCTGCAACGCATTACCCGCTTGGCTGGTGTAGCCAATGGTTAATGCTTGACCTGCTGTAATGGCGCCAGTCGATAACGCGCGGATACCAGCGGCACTGACAACATAATCTTCATCAAGCACATAGGTAGTCGTGCCCGCTTCATTTTTAACAACAGGGGCGATTGTGGTATCAATCATTTTTGCGGTTTGCGCTAAGCCATCGAGTACAGCGATAATGTCTTCATCTGCGACGGGCGTTGCAGTTAATACATCAATCTTACCGCGCATAGCTAACGCTAAGTTTTCGTTATTAAAATCGTAAAAGGTCGCACTTAATTTTACGGATTTAATCAACGTGACTTCATCAGCATAACCACCGCCACCACGGTAGTTGGGCAAGGATTTGGTTTCTTGTTCGATAGCGAGCTTTACGCCGCTCACGTTGCCACAGTCACGGCCATCGATATAGACGATCGCTGAGCCGATGTAACTTTCGGTTACTATTTCACTCATAGTGAGTCTCCAAATTTAACGGTATTAACAAGGGATAGGGTGAACACCGCTAGGCCGTGTTCTTCATGGGCTTCGGGCATGATGTACTTGCAGGGCTCTGTCTCTTTAAAGCTGATTACCGAGGGCAACCAGCTAGGTTTTTCAGGGAAGCGTTCATCTTTATAGAATGCACTTCGGATAGCACGCACGAGGTTGATTAGCTCACTGGTTGGTTGCGGATTTTTAGCGAGTTTTACGCCAGCAATCACTTGCAGCACCAGATCATCCTTGTATTTATCAATGCCATTTTTAGCATCAGAGGCATCGGTATACGGCTGCAAAAAGATGAATTTGCTTTCTTTGGCAATGGACTGCACATAAAAACCTTCACGTACAGTGGCGCCGTCAACCAGCCCGAGGCGGTCTAAGATTGCTTGGATCATGGAGTTGCCTCTTAGTTAACTGCTAGCGTGGTGGCCGTAGCGTTCGCGTAGATGTTTAATAATTGGTGGCTCAATATCCTTTTGTATTGAACCAAAACTACCCGCAACTGAAGGGCCATACATAGATGTATTGCCTGCCGCTTTGGCTTGTTTAAATGTGCGCCACGTTTGCCCGGGCAAACGCTGATACATTAAAAAATTGCGATTTTTACCAATAAAGGTAAATGTGCCTTTAAACCAATGTGGCTCATTACGTATTGGGCTGATCATGTGCCCGTTCGTTCTAGAACGCCCGTTTTTACCCGTGCGATACAATGGACGAGCAAAGCGAGTTAAGGTGCTTGGGCGATATCTTGCGCTGATATAACCTTTAAGATTGCTAGGGTCGATACTGTAGCTAAACAACTTTTCAACATAGCTTTTTGAGTTAAAACCGTATTTGTTAAAAATGCCGTCAACCGCTGCCTTTTTACCAAACTTAACTGCGTCCTCAATCGCCCGTTTAATCGCTGGCGCTTGTGCATCACGGATGCGGTTAAGTTCCTTTGTTACCGCCTCCATGCCTTCAATCTTTATGCGTGCCATTAGCTAGGCCTCAAGCGGAATATAGATAAAGGTTACGCTGACTGAATCCATGCTTACCCTTTGGGTGAGCCGTCCTTGCTGGACGCTAATGCCCTCACCTATCGCAAACTCATCACCAGAATTTACCGCCCCTTCAGACTGTAAAAACTCGGCACGACTGATTAGCTCGGGAACATATTCATTAGACGAGGCCGCAATTTCAGCGCCGTTATCATCCAAACTCACCAGGCGAGTAAATGGCGCGGAGCCATCGCTTGGGGCAAAAAGGCACGGATCAGCCAAACGCTGAAACAGCCGCACCATTTTACCCCGCACGCGTTCGGCAAAGTGGTTGCCAACGTTAGGCATTGATCTTCACCCAGACGCTGGTAGATGGATTTGCCGCAGCAGCCCATACTTTGCCAGCTAAGGTATTGCCCGTGGCAAGTGATGTGATTTCGTTAGCGGTATCGTCCCAATACACGGCTGCGCCAACTGCGAGCACATCTGTGGACTTTTTAGGGAGTTCAAACACGCCTTCAGTTACACCTGTACCTTCGGTATCTGCAGCAATGGCGCCAATCGCCACAACTAACAATGTGACCAGTAATACCGCTTCACCACTGGCAACTGCGGCGGTGGGCGTAAAGCTGATGGTCTTGCCATCTTGTACATAATTTTTCATGAGAGTGTTCCTGCTTAAAAACAAAACTGAATAAAAAAGGGCTATCGTTTGATAGCCCATTTATGTCGGTTTAGCGCTGTTTACACGCCTGTTGATTTCACCAAGCCACGGTAATCGAGCGGCGCCACACCCGCATCGATACGCACTTTGGTGGCGACGCCGTCGATAGTGAAGCCCTGTTGCTGCTCAATGTAAGGCGTGTCGATGCCATCAAGGTAAGCCACCTCAATGGTGTCGCGGCCTTGACCCGCAGAAAGGAACCACTGAACCGCGCTGTTATCATCTAAACGAGGCTCAGCAATCACTTCGGCAAAGTTTTGGATTGGGTTAGCAATACCTGAATTCACATCGGCACCTTTAACAGAACTGGACTTAATGATCTGGTTAAACGTGGTTTCAAGCGCTACAGGGCACAGTACAAACTCAGGGCGAATATTCAAGTGGCGATTACCCGATTTTTGCTTACGCATTAACATGCGATTGGCATCGAGAGCTGCCACACTTGGCGCACCGGAACCTAAGTTGCCGTGGTCATTATGGAACAGCGTTTTGCCATCAGCCATTGCGGGGTTTTTGGTTAATACCGCATATACCAAATCGCCAATGGTACCTTTGGCGGCAAAGCCCATTTTCATTGGAATATCAGTCAACATACTCATATCGTCGTTGATAATGGCCTGACGAGTAATGCTGAACAACTCGCCATAGGTAGCCAGCGCGATTTGTTGCGCATGGTCGCCAACGGTGACGTACTTGTATTCCGCACCTTCACGCACTTGGCGCAGGCTATTAAAGTCACCAAGGCCGATACGTTTGGCTATATTAAAGTTGCCTAGTTGACCTTTTTTGGTCCAACGCTCGAAGGTTTCTTCGGCGGTTTCCCAGCCCATTAACACTGATTTATTAGCTACATCTAACAGGATATTGCCAAAGTCGCTTGAGCTGTGGGTAAAGGCTAAGCCGACCATATCCATTTTGTTGAATCCAGCGCAGCCAATGCCGCGATCCAACAGTGAGGCGCGTGCCAACTCAAGCATGGTGTAGCTCGAATAGTTGTTGCTAGCTTCAGCTTTTGCATGGCCGGAACGCGCCATTAACTGAGCGCGAATCGAGTCACCAACGATATTGCCGTTACCCGCATAAATAGTCGTGCGAGGTAACGTAGCGCACGGCGTAGTGTTCTCACCCAGCTTTG